ATTGATGAGTTTTTTTTATATATAATGTTGTTAATTTTAATAGTATAATAAGGAGGGTCTGAATCAGACCCTCCTTATTATACTATTAAAATTAACAACATTATATATAAAAAAACATAAAAATACTTCAAATAATATTATTTTGTTATGATTATAATAATGGATATTATTATAGATGAGTTGAAATATAATGACATTAAAATAATTGTTTTACACCTTTGCACATTTAAAACGCCGACTTTTTAAATATGTAAATTATAAAGTCGGCGTTTTAAATGTGCAAAGGTGTAAAAAATTCTTTAAACTTATTTTTTCCATTATGTCTTATTTTATATATAAAATATACATATTTTTTTGTTCGATAATTTTATGTGAGCATTATATTTACATTTGTATAATGGCTTATGTAAATATTTGTAAGTCGGTTATACTACTACTTACAAATATTTACATAAGCCATTATATGTATGCATCAAGCTAAAAACACACTAAAAATCAGTTTAAAAAGCTATTAAAATGTAATTTTTTTTGTAGTAGGAATTAATGAACAAACTTTTTATGTAAACAAAAAAACATATGTTTATTTTTCAATTTGCAAATGGTGCAACTATAAAGGTATTTCAAAAGAAAATTTAATTAATGTTGAAATACTATTTTCACCATTAAATGTTTTCCCAATACTCTATAAAAAGATATAGTATTTATGTGTGACCATTATGACATCATGATTCAAGCATTAACAAAAGAAATTTAATTGTTAAAATCTAATGATGTGATTAACATATTATTGGAATCAGTTAAAATAAATGATGTTAATAGTGAAATTGAAGTAATTACAACTAATATTGATGAAGTTGTAATTACGGTTGGAAATGATGAAAAATCAAAGAAAAAATCAGTTAAAAAAGGCGACAGAGATATAATTATTTTATGATATCATAACTATATAATTTTTTTGATGTTATTGATTGGTGTTTTTCGCAATATTTATCTCCCATGAATTATTTTGTTCTTACGAACCAATGGGCGAACTGTTGGAAAAAACAACTTCATATTGTTCATATTGTGCTATTTTTTAGTAAATCGTTTATTTTGTTTAATAATTTTGTTATTATAAATATGGTTAATAATAAATTAAAATTATTAGTTGATGATTTTAATGACGCTAGTGATATTAATGATAATAATATGAATAATCCAGATATACAATCTTTTTTAACTAAAAAGATAAAAAAGACACGTAAATTACAGGAACAAAATAATTTAAACAATTCTTTAGAAAAAATGGAATTATCAACAGAAATAAATGATACGATTGACAATATCTTATCAAACATACAATATGATACTAATGTGGTACTACCAATAGATCAAATATATACAATTCATTACCATTGTTCACATAATATAAGTAATGACAATACACAAATCGGTATAATATTTTATAATAATGGTAAAAGTGTTCTTGAAATTTTTGAAAAAACAAAAATTGATTCTGCAAATAAAGCTGAATACATGGGTCTAATTATTGCATTAGACATTGCCAAAAAATTAAATTTAAAAAATATTATCATTGAAGGATGCAATAATTTACCAATTAATCAAATTAATCAAACATGGAAAGTAAAAAATAGAATGATAGCACATTATTACATTAAAGCAAATTCATATTTAGGTTTGTTTTCAACATTTGATTCTATTAAAATTGTTTTAATTGAAATTAATCAAATGTGTGACCTGGTTAATAAAATTGATTCAAATGATAAACAAAATGATAAACAAAATGATAAACAAAATGATAAACAAAATGATAAACAAGAAAATAATTACATAACAATAAAAAAAACAAATGATGATGAAAATTATTATTTTATGAATTTTGATGGTTTAAGTAATCCTAATCCTGGAGAATCAACCGCAGGTGCTATTATATATGATTTAAATAAAAATAAAATAATCGAAAATGGAAAATATTATGAATATCAAACTAATAATCAAGCAGAATATTTAGGTATTATTACTGGTTTAAAATTGGCTATTAAACAAAACATTAAAAATATTAAAATTGAAGGTGATTCTAAATTAGTTATTTGTCAATGTGCTGGAAAATGGAAAGTAAAAAATGATGAACTTAAAAACTTGCATAGTGAAGTTATTAATTTATTTGAAAATTTTGATAATATTATGATTAGACATGTTTATCGTGAACAAAATAAAGATGCAGATGAAATAACAAATAAAACATATCGTAAAAAAAAATCATATATTCGAAAATATGACATAATTATGAATAATGCAATTGAAATATAAATTATTTACAGTTCGCCCATTGGTTCGTAAAAACAAAATAATTTTTACTTTAAATGAGACAAATATTTTGCCATATTTGTTCAAGTATTATCCAAATATAATAGTAGTTTGATGTGATACATTATATCGCATCAAACTACTATCACCTCAATATAAAAAATAAATTTTTTTTTTAATTAGGGTTAATTTTAAATTTTTTATAAATTATATCACATATTGACACAGATGTTTGCAAAACAAGACATATTATTAAAAATATTGGTGGTCTTTCTGGATTAAAATAATATGCAACTGGAATTAAAAATAAGCGTCTAATAACAGTATATATTGTATAATCGATCGGGTCCCATTCATTTGGCATTTTTATCAATACAATTTGTTCATAATATGTTATAATTGATGCAATTAATCCAATTAAAATTATATAATAAATGCTAGTTATGCAATCATTACAATAAGTAACATTATTTTTAATGTCAAATAAAAATATGGAACCTGACATAATTAATGTCAGTGGTATATTTAATAAAGACAAATAATGCATATAATTTTTTAATTGATCATCATTATGTTTTATATTGTTATTGGTGTTTTGAAATATTAAATTATTGTTTTCAGTTGGATTTATGTATACACTTAAATTAAAATATGCATTAAAGATAGATATTATAACATATCCAATAATACAAAATATTTCAAGTGGTTTAGTATATCTATTATATGTTAATGTGGCAAATATAAATGAAATAGTCATCAATAACAATATAAGGATAGTCTTTTTTTATCGGTGTTTTGTTTGTTTTTGAATATAAGAATTAAATATGTTGTTATATATGTCACAATAACTAATGACGTTGCAGTATAAAGATCAATACCATAAGAAAATACACCATTTAACATTGAAAATAAATTATACACTAATATTTTAAGATACTTAAATTTATTATTATCTTCAGAATTAATTGAATGTATATTTTCAATTGGTTGCATGGCGGATATTCGTACATTGTTGGAAAATATAATATTAATCAAATAATGCCATAATATGAATAATATATTAAAAAAACACAATTTGATAAAAGGTATGCCAATTTAATTGGCATACTTATATAAACCTAATTTTATAGGCAAATATACAAAAAAAAATATTTTATCAAATACATAAGTTGTTATTAATTTATTGTTGTTACTCAATTGTTATTCCTAATAAAAATAAAATTTAATATATTTTTGTAGACAACTTTAAATTTTTATACCATTTGAAAAACCGTTAAATTAGTTAATTTTTATTAGGAATAACAATCATTCTTCATTGTTTCTGTATACACACTAATATGATTATCATATTCTTCTATTTCATTTAATTCATCATCAAATCTGTCATCATGTTTATATTAATACAAGTGTGTAAATGAATTAAAGCAAATATGACATGTATCTATTAATATATATTTATACGACAAAATATATTAATTTTTAATAAAGGTGATAGTAGTTTGATGTGATACATTATATCAGTAGTTTAATGTTATTCATTATATAATATACATAAAAAAAATATATATTAAGGTAATAGTAGTTTAACCAGCTGTATTAAAAATTATATAACTAGTTAAATTATATATTATACTTATGGTTATTTTTTTTTGGTGTTTTTGATATAATTTTTATTTTAATTGCATATTATTGTTGTAAATAAGTAAACGTTTAATGTTTTACGATTTATTGCAATTTAAAAAAATGAAAATTTTCCCCCATTTATCACATAATTTATAACCAAAATATTTTGATTATAAATTGCAGATTATTGAATATGCAATTTTAATTAGTGCTAAAATGATATAATTTTTATATGTTATCATATATTTGTCATATCTTATTGCAATATTTTTATTATCTTTTAATTTTTTATTAAGATGTTCAATTTTAGCTCTTGATTTTAATAACATTTTTTCAAGAAGAGTTAATTTATGTTTTTCTAATTTTTCTCGTATAAAATTGCTATCATATGCAGAATCTCCTATAAATTTATTATTATTGTTGCATAATGACGGATATAAAAATTGATATTTTATCAATTAGATTATAAAATATAGGTGAATCATGATCATTACTTGAAGTGATTTTATATATGATTGGAATTCCAAATTCATCACAAACAATACTAATTTTGCAACTTTTATGTTTTTTTAATTGAGTGTTATATGTAACCTCATCTATACCGAATTTATTTTGTATTAATGTGCTATCAACATAAAAACGACTAATTTCATTATTCATAATACCAATATATTTTTGTATATATTCTTCGCCACAGGTGCCTGTGGCGAAGAAACGTTCAAAAAAATTTATTTTAACTAGTTTATTATTGAAATATCTTAATGTAACTCCTTTAATTTTATGTTCGTTAAATTCATATTTGTCATATGAATTTTCTGTTGATAATTTATCTAAGAGCGCAATAAAAAGTTTATTTACTTGTATTTTTTGTTTATGATTATTAAATAAATTTTTTAATTTAGGAGTAATTTGAATATAATTCATCATAAAAGATATTAATTTCATGTCGAAACTTTTGCCCATATATATAATATATATTTTTAATGTATATTATATAATGTATCATATCAAACTACTATTACTTTAATACAAAATATGGTAAGGTTTTATAATTATTAATTCTTTTTGGTTATTAAATATAAATTATTATAGTTATTATATATTAATATAAGATGGTTGGAACTCATATTATCGTAGATTCGTATTTAATTTCTGACACAAAATTTTATGAAATTCATCATAATTTTGATAATTTTGATAAAATTATAAAAAAATTAATTCAAAAACATAATATGACATTAATAAGTAATCAATTTAAAATATTTGATGGACAAATTGGTGCATTTACATTATTATACTTATTGTCAGAATCTCATATTAGTTTTCATTCATGGCCTGAAAAAAACTACATTGCGATAGATGTATTTACATGTGGTGATTGTAATACTCGAGAATTAGTAAAAGATATTTTAAATTATTTAGAATGTAATGATTATCGACTTAACACAATACATCGTGGAATGGATACAATAAAAATATATATTTAATCTAAATTTTCATGGTCCATTAAGTATAGTTGTAAATTATAATCAAATAAATTTTTTTTTGCGAATTCATTTATAACACTTTGAACATTATGTATAACATCATCTACAAAAATGATATCATTAATATGATTAAGTTGTTGTATTATTTTAATAATCATTTCTCCTTTGTTTTTTGTTTCTGATTTATTTGGCAAAAAATAAATATCTTCTTTATTGTATTTAATATTACATGAATCTAAATTTTTTTCTGTAATTTCTCTTAGTTCTGGTGGTCTTGCGGTTAAAAATACTATTTTAGAATTAACACTATTTATTTTATCCATAATTGTATTAAATTTTATTTTATCTAACATAATTGGTTCATAATTATGAATTATTTCTAACCATTGATTGAATACTTTTTGTCTCGCATTATTAATATCATATAATGTATAATGATAATTATAATTATCATCCCACCATTTCTGATTTATTCCTGGAAATTTAATAATTGTTTCATCTATATCAAATACAATTAATGTATTACTATTGATTGTATCTATATATATATCATCATAATTTTTAATTTTATAGATTGGAACGATCGCATTATTAATAGTTTGTTCTTGAATTGCAATCATGTTTATAGTATTTAATATAAAAACAGAGAGATTATGATATTTATATAATACAATTAAAATTCAATTTTTCAGCAACAATATAATATAATACCATACATTCAATAAAACGCAAATAAAAATGACAATACAATAATAATTAATTATTAATTAAATAAAATTATAAAATAAAATATAATTAAAAGTCATGGAAGAAATTAAATTAAATGTGTATGATGACAAAAATATTGATAAATATGAATATAGTATTGAACACATTAATTATTTATTTTACAGATCAACTTTTAATTCATATTTAAAAAAATTTATTGATTATTGTAATTCATACAACATTAAATATTATGATGTATTTAATAATAATTATCATATTTTAAAAAAAAAATATGTTGTTAAACAAATTAGAAAAATTATAAAAAAATATATTTATAATCATATAAATATATTAAGTAATGTGATATTGACAGATATATCAAAATATGTAGATGAAAATCATAAAATATCTACTATAAATGAAAATAAACTTAGAAAATTAAATGAGTTTATCGATTTAGTTAATATTGTATATGAATATAAATTACTTCATATTGAACCATTAAATAAACCAGATATAGATATACATACTGAATATACACATTTAGTAAATTTAAGTAATTTGATCACAAAACAAGATTATAATGTTATTATAATTGATAGTTATAGTTGGTAACAATTATAAACAATAATAAAATAGATATAATTATTGCGTTTTGTAATAACTATATTTATATTATTGAATTATAATGATAACTGTAGTTGGAATTGATTTAGGAACAAGTAATTCTTCAATTTGTTTTTATAATAAGAATGGAAATTTAGAAATAATAAAAGATGGTCATTCACATAATATATCTAGTATAATTGCATTTACTAAATATGGTTGTGTATTTGGTAATAAAGCAAAAATCATCAAAGACAATAACATATTTATATCGAACATAAAAAGATTAATTGGTTATAAATACAAAGATTTATCACATGATTATTATAATCAATTTTCGTGTGATATAATTGATAATAATGGTGAAATTGGTATTGTACATAATGCTATCAATGAAACCAAAATATATAGTCCAAATGAATTAATGATGTATTTTTTAAATTATTTAAAAACATTAATTGAATATGAAATATTAACTGATTACAAAGTGATAGTTACAGTTCCTGCATATTTTAATATTCAACAAAAAGAAGCAATTAGTAATTGTGTTATTAATGTTGGTTTTGATTTAATTAAATTGTTAAGTGAACCTACAAGTGCTTCTATTGCATATGGAAATTTTATTAATTATAAAGATGAAAATAATATTTTAATATTTGATTTAGGCGGTGGAACATTAGATCTATCTATTATAAATATATTAATAGATGAAGACGACCCGGAAAAATCATATGAAGTAGTTGCAACGTATGGAAATAATAAATTTGGTGGTTCAGATTTAACATTTAAATTAATGAATTATATTAAAACAAAATATTATGAATACAATTTATCAAACAACAATTTATTTGACTATATTGATAGACTAAAAATTAAATTAAATAGTGGATTAGAACAAGAAACAATATATATAGATGATCAAGAAATATCAATAACTAATAATGAATTTAAACCGATAGTCAAAGAATGGTTAGAAAATATCGATTTTAATTTAAATAAAGTTTTAGAAATTGCAAATTTAAATAAACAACAAATAGATCATGTATTATTAGTTGGAGGTACATCTAAAATAAAACAAGTTCGAGAAAAATTAGAATCATATTTTGATAAAAAAATTGGACAATATTATATTAATAAAACAGATATAAGTCTAGAAGAGATTAGTGTTGCGTATGGTTCTGCATATCATGGAAATATTTTATATACAACCAAAGATATGTTATTAATAGATGTATGTCCATTTAGCATTGGTATTGAAACATCTGATGGATTAATGGTACCCATTATTAATACAAATTCGAAAATACCTATTAGAAGAACAAAACAATTTACTACACAAGAAGACAATACAACAGAAGTTAAAATTAAAATATTTCAAGGTGAAAGTAATTTTACAAAAAATAATATATATTTGGGAGAATTTATACTAAACAATATACCCAAAGCAAAAAAAGGAGTACCAGTTATAAATGTTTCTATTGAAATTAATAATAATGGATTGTTACGCGTAACTGCCAAAGATAGAAAACAAAATACAAGTAATGAAATAACAATATCTGCAAAAGATTATAAATTAAATGAATTAGATATAGAACGAATCAAAAGTAAAATGATAAAAAACAGAGAATCCGAAAATATATTATTTAATTTAATCGAAAAATACAATGTGTTTTTATTAAATTTTGATAAATTTATCTACAGTTTTATAATAAGTCCTGTAATAGAGGTACATGATGATTTTAAAAATACAGTTATTTATGATATTCAAAATAGAGTTTTAGAGATATATTTTGCGATTAAATTGGAGGCATTTGATGATTTTATATCGTTTGATAAATTTTTTAAATTGGTACATATTTTATTCGATAACAATATACCAACAGATTACATTGTAAAAGATTTTACCAAAGATCATCAAAGTATATTAATTCATCTAAAAAATCTATTTGAAAAATTCAATAAATATTTATTAGATACATATTCCAATTTATTAATTGATATGAACAATAATACTATGGAAGAACAGACTTATGATAAAACAAATAATACTTGTGATATTACTGATTTAGGATTTAGTAAAACTGATGGTATAATTGACTTCAATAAGAAATTACTCAAAAGTGCTTTTATGTCTGAATTAGGAGATATTAATGCAGATCCAATTATGGTTGAATATAATATTAAATTATATGAATACAATGAATTAGTACAAGGATTAATGGATAATTTAGAATTTATTCCTATTACTATTGTTGGTAAAAATTTATTAATAAATTTTATTGGAGATGATCAAGATGAATTACAAGATAAATTAACTGACAATAATTTATTAAATGTTAAATTATTAATTGAATCCATAAATAAAATTAATTCATATTGTCAAGAATTATCACAAAAATATTATTATGAACGAATCATTGAAATCGAAACCACAGAATTAACCGCAAAAGAACGATTAGATTTAGAAAAAGAATAATACAAATTATTCTTTTATTTTTTTATTTTTTTATTTTTTTATTTTTTCATACAATAAACATATACACACATGAGTTTATGTAAATATGCAGATATTTTTGGTAAACCGAATACAGGAATGCACAATTATAGATTATTAAATATTGCAATAATGGATGTATTATTTACAATAATTGGAGGTTATATAATAAGTAGATTATTTAGTTATAAAACAAAAGATACAATCATTATATTATTTCTGATAGGTATTATTTTGCATCGTATTTTTTGTGTAGATACAACTATTAATCGATTAATATTTTCTTAATTTATTATATTAGCAATAATTTGATTTTTTCTAATAATTCAAATGATTTATAAGATTCATATTCAAAAAAAATCTTATTATTATCTACAGTATTAATTAATTCGTCAATTTGTGATTTATAATTGATTATATTAAAATCTATATCATAATTCCATTTTTCAGAATCATAATAAAATGTATTACTACTATTATAATGTTTAATATTTGTTGTGAATACAATCCATTTGTCATTGTATTTAAAATATATACTATCATATGCCCAATCTAAAACTAATTGATAAGAATTATCTGGAAAATAAATATTTGCTGCATACGGTCCATAAATACAATTCATTTATTATTTGATTATGATTATTTGTATATAATATATTTTAAATTTAATAGTAAATATAATATTCAATTTTTTATAAATTAATTGTAAAGTATATGATAGTTTCCATGTTTTTCGCAACAATTATCATAATATTTACTACGCTATTATATCATCTAATTAATATTAAATAATCTATATTATGGTTTTTTTGTTAATAAATTAATTAAGATCAATTAGATGATATAATAGCGTAGTATAATAAATTAAGTTTTATTAAAAATATTATATAATGATGTTTTATGGATAGTTCCATCTATAGATGAATAATAAATTTTTTTAACACAATAACCTTTTTTAGGAAACATATTATACATCATATTGATGCATTTACCACATGGTTTACTAATAGTTAGTCCATTATTTGCAAATCTTACAACTAACATGTTTATTGATCTTTTTTTCCTCGAATATGGTAATTTATTAATTGCATCATGTTCGGCATGAATTGAAGGCATATTTGGATTAGATTGATAATGATTTTGACCATAACTCAATATATTAATTTTTTGTGGATAGTTTCCCAGTAAAACATAATGCTATATGTTTAACATTATCACACGAAGAACAGTTGTTATTATGTAAATTAAGAATGCGTTTTCTACGTAAATTTTCAATGAGTTGTTCTTCCATAATTATATATTATTAATTTAATAATATATAATTATTATGTGTTAAACCTATTTTTTTTCATTTTTTTCGCCATAATAGACAAATGTTTATATTTGTCTATTATGGCGAAAAAAATGAAAAAAAAATCCCAGCGTATTGGCATTCACTATGTCCGGTGTACCTCAATTGTCAATGTGCAAATATGGCATCGAGTTCCCACATGCAGGAGTTCGCACATGTGGGATATAGAGTGCTGGATTGCAAGAATTGTAAAGAACCGACCATTCGATGATTGTTGCATTCGAACAGCGGAGAGGAAACTCCATGGTGGTTATGTTTGCGTTGCCGTTGATCTGATCCGGCGATGTCAAAGCCCGATAATTGGGTATGTTTAATTCATTTATGGTTGGATCAAATGAACTAAATAGAACAATAACCATTTATTATTTTTTTTTCATAATTTTTCAAATATTGATTATTGGAAATATTATTTATATTTTTCAATCCATGAATAGATAAATAGTCATTTGCATCTTTGAATGAGATTTTTAATTTTCCTATTAAAAACCCCATTGCAAATAACGCGGATAATTTTCCAGTTTTATCATGTATTAAAATACCGATACCATAATTATATCCTTGACTAATAAATTTATTTATTACATCAAATAATTGTTCCATTGACATTGGCATTTCACTTTCAATTACATTATCTCCAGAAAATGGCACATTAAAATATGTTATATTTCTAAAATAATTTGGTATATCATATGTTAAATTAATTACATATTTTATATTATTAATCATAAAAAAATCTTTGTTTTTAACAGTTGATATATCTGTTGCTATCCATAATCTTGGTAATATCTGTATACTCATAATAAATAACAAAACATTTTTATTTGTTATCTATTATTTATAATCAATTATTTATTATAATATAAAATAATATAATATATGTTTATGCAACAACTGTTTGTTCTGGCGCGGTGATTGTTACAGTTGCACCATTTGTTGTTACTTCAGTAGATACGATTGATGGTTCTGTATTAGAAGATACAGATACACCACCTTTTTGTACTGTCTTTTTTACTTTGCGAAGTACGTTTTTATATTCTTTTTTAATTGTTTGACCATTTGCAACTTCATATTCTACTGGTGCAGATAATTTAGTTCTACGACCAACATATTCATGTGTTTTTTTACTTGAATTTTTTGTAGATTCAACCAAAAAGAATTTAATATCTTCATTGTCTGGTAAATTTTGTTTTACTCTGGTTCTAATAATTTCGGATAGTGCTTTATTTGCTGCTTGATATGGTGAATCACCATTATATCTTCCATATAATGGTCCATTTTGTTCTAATTTTACTTTAAAACTACGATTTCCTTTACTATTTACACCACCAACTAAATCAACTGGTGCGGATTCACTTACTTGTGCGATAACTTGAGTTGGGGCAACTTCGCTAACTTGACTAACTGACATTAATGTATTATATACTTTATCTTAGTAATAAAATTTTAAATTCTTAACGCATTAGATTTATTTTTTTTTATTTTTTGCCTATTTAAAATATCATTTAAAAGAATTAAATTTCATTAATATTTGAATCTATAATATTTTTACGTGGTCGTCCTCTTTTTTTTTTTTCAGGTGTTTTATTATTATTGACATTTAAATTGTCTAAATCTATAGTTATTTGTATTGTATCTAAATTTATATTATCATTAAAAACAATTGAATTATTATTTAATTTTGTTTTAATAACTGATTTAACACTTGATGTTTCACTTAATTCATCACTTAATTTATCTATATCTTTAATATCATCAGGTATTGTAAAAATTTTATCAAAATTATTTTTAATAATATCAGATAATTGCATATTTGTATTTGATGAAATATTTTCAATCATTTTATTCTTGATTTTATCATTCATTTTTTTTAATGCCAATTCAACAAATTTGTCATCTAATAAAATTGTTTTGTATGTACTAATTTTTTTAAATGTTTTTGTAATAGTAACTTCAGATATACCAAATGTATCAGATATATGTTTTTTTGTAATATTTAAATCATACATATTGATAATTAATAACAAGCTACCTGCAGCCAATGATGTTGGTTGATGATCTGATGCAATTTGAAGCTTTTCAACATTAATTGCAACTTTAATTGCCAATTCAACGTGTTGTTTTTTTAATTTTAATTTATATGCATTTCTTTCAATAAAATCTTGTGCATGGGAAGATGTCAGATTATATGAATAATTTTGATAATCATTTAATTCTAAAAATTTACGACAACCCTTTGTAACTTGTGTAATTTTTAAACAAAATGTTTCTGCAATTTCTTTTACTGATCGAGGTGCTTCATTTAATTTTGCAGCATAAAAAGCACATGCTGCAATAATTCCACTTCTATTGTAACCACGAATAATCATATTTTTTCCTTTGTTTGGTCCATCTTTGTGTTTCAATTGTGATATATTATTATATAATATTTTTGCGCATTCAATAATTGCTTTTGTAATTTTATGTGTTTTCATATTACCTTCAATATGATGAAAAACATGTGATAATGCTCTTTCTTTATAAGGCATTTGATCCCATATTTGAAGCATTTTTAATCTATTATTACCTTTGCCACCAATAATGGTTCCAGTTGAAGAATTTGGAAAAAATGGATTTGTTGCAACTCCACATCTTCCATTATCATGTGGTCCATCTTCATAATTATTCCATTCTGGTTTTTGTTCAAAAATCTCACAATTTAACACCCCACATTCACTGCAAATATACGCAGATTCATTACTGTCAAATACCATTGTAAACATGTCGCAATGTTTACAACGATTTTGTGATTTATTCTTTTCATTATCATAGGTTGATGTTATGGCACAATTATCTAACATATTCCATAAATCATCATCTTCTAAATCATATAATAATATGTGTTCCGAATCTGAATCTGTCATATTCCTAAATAATATTATTATTTATGGCTTTAATTTGTTTATTAATATATATTATTTTCAATATTAATGTATATAAAGCATATTATATATTGAATATAATATTTAGTATATAAATATATTATCAATAATTAGATAATAATAATGATTAACTATGTATATTAATCATTATTATTATCTAATTATTGATAATAATGATGGTATATTAAAAAAATTTGATTTATATATAAATTAATATAAAGTTATATATTATATTAATATTAATTATAATGTCTACAGTCAAAAACAAAAAAACAAAAACTTTCAAAGAAATCACAGAAATTGTGGATAATATAGAAAAAATTGATGTAGATAAAAATAATGATAATGATAATAATGTTATTAATTCAAAATATTTTGATAATGTAACCGATCAATTGAATACTAAAGATTTAGAACCAATAATGGATTTATTATTCAAAGATAAATTTTCAAAATATAAACATCTTTATGATTCATATAATCAATTTATTGATGATACAATTGTCCAATGTTTAAAAAATGGTGTTCATATTCTAGATGAAGAAATAACAGATGAGACAACAATTACAAGACATTTATTTAAATTTTCACAAATATCATTTCATGTACCTGTAGAAGATATTCCAGAAGAACCTATAATGACGCCGCAAGCAGCGAGAATTAAAAATTTAACTTATGCAAGCAAATTAACTGCAAAAGTTGAACAAATTGTTGAACAAGTTGATATTATGTCTGGTGAAAAAATAGAAAAAATATTGTATTCAGACATTGTTCCATTAGCGAAAATTCCAATTATGTTAAGATCTGCATATTGTATTACACAACCTGGAATCGCACCAAATATAAAGAATACGGAATGTAAATTTGATCCTGGATGCTATTTTATAGTCAAAGGTAGTGAAAAAATTGTATTATCACTTGAAAAAATAAGTGAAAATCGTATTTTAGTATTTATAAAAAAAGATCCAACATTTATTGATGGAAATATTTATACATGCTCAGTTACATCAAAATCAAATGATGTAAATATGAATAATCAAATATGTAGTGTAAGGATGCAAAAAGATATGACATTTACATTAACAATGTCACAATTTACAGAAATACCTATATTTATTATGATGCGTGCATTAGGAATTGAATCAGATTATGATATATATCGATATATTGTATATGACACAAGTGATGTAGATATGATAAATACTTTAAAACAATCAATTGATAGTGCATATAATGAAAATGTTGTTTTAGATAATGGTGAAAATTTTGTAGTAAGGACAAAAGAACAAGCAATCCAATATTTAATGACAAAATTAAAAAATACAAAAAAATATACAGAAACAGATGCAAATGAAAAACAAATGCAAAAAAGAACAGCAGTGATGAATATATTAAAAAATGATTTTTTGCCACATTTAGGTAATGATGATTATAGTATATTAAAAAAAGGTTATTATTTAGGATTTATGATTCATAAATTGTTGTTATGTTACTTAGGTAGAATCAATCCAGATGATCGAGATAGTTATATTAATAAACGTGTAGAATTACCAGGAACATTATTTGAGCCATTGTTTAAACAAGGATTAAAAAAGGTTATTGGGGAATGTTCAAAAAGATTCAAGAAAAAAAAATCTATTGATAATATTCCCAATGTAATTGGTATTATACAGTCAAATGTAATTGAAATGATAATTAACCAAGCATTATCTACAGGAACATGGGGAAATAGTAAACGTAAAGGTGTTGCACAAGTATTGCAAAGATATACTTATTTACAATCATTATCTTATTTAACCCGTATAATGACACCATCGGTTGATGCTTCAAATAATAAAGTTATTAATATGAGACATGTTGATTCACATTGTTATGGATATATTGATTCGATTGAAACTCCGGAAGGTCATAAAGTAGGATTAATCAAAGGTTTGGCATTATCCGCATCAGTTACACTAAATATGCCAGAACAAGTTAATATAGTAAAAAATATTTTAGAAAATTTATCAGATGATTTAAAAGTATATAAATTTGATATACCACCAATTAAATTTAAACAGTATACAAAAATATTTGTAAATGGAGAATGGATTGGTTTAACAAATAATGGGTCCAAATTAACAAATTATCTCAAAGAAAAACGAATGCATGGTGAAATACATCGATTTGTATCTGTTGTTTTTAATCGTTATAGTAATGAAATAATTATTAATACAGATGGTGGCAGATTAATTCGTCCTTTACTTCGAGTCAAAGATAATAAATTAGTTATTACTAATGAAATATTAAATAAAATAAATTTAACATCAGTAGATCTTCCAAATAGAATAAATAATTTAGTTCAAATATTAACAGAACATTCAGATATAATAGAGTATATTGATATAGAAGAATCCGAAAATTGTATGGTTGCGATGTATGCCAAAGATATTGCAGATAATTATCAAAAAATGATTACACCAATAAATAATCCACAACCAAAAGGTGATAGTGTAAATAGATATATAAATTTATATAAAAGATTTACACATTGTGAAATTCATCCAATGATGATGTTGGGTTCTGTTAGTTGTAATATTATTTTTACAGAACATAATCAAAGTCCAAGAAATTATTATAATTTTTCACAAACACGGCAAGCCAAAGGTATATATGCAACCACATATAGACACAGATCAGATATATCATATATATTATTTCATCCAGAAATACCATTAGTAGTTAGTAAAGGTGCTAAATATACAGGCGCAATTGATTTACCAGCAGGTGAAAATGCTATTGTAGCAATTGCGACATACACGGGGTTAACGATTAGCCCATGTCATAGTACAAGCTATGGCAAGTCCACGTCATGGTGGGCAACGCTGTCAAATTGCGGGGACGTCCGGTTACTCAATTAGAGTCAAATTATAAAATAATTTATAATTAGTAAAGGTTGGCTACCAAGCTATTGTGGTGACATAATAGTGGCTCCAGTGAAAAACTGGGGGTATGGTAAAAACGTCAATCATACGGATAATCCGCAGCCAAGCTTCTGATCATTGTCAGAAGAAGGTTCAACGACTAAATGGCAGCGGGCTTTATATTGTTATTTATAATAACATTTGGCTCAAGATATAGTCTAGTCCCACTGGTAACAGTGCCCAATTGTAAGCACAATATTCCCATGACAATAGGATATTGTGTTGAGTATTGGGAATCAATGACATCAGGAGGAAATGCCTGATCGAGATTGGTATTAACGATAATCAAGAGGATAGTATTGTAATGAATAAATCGTCTATTGATAGAGGGTTATTTAGATCAATGGTATTAAAAAAATACGAAGATATTTCAAAGAAAAGCACACAAACTACAAATGAGGATGAATTTGGAATCAAAGATAAATCACTTGTCAAAGGTATTAATGAAAAAGAAAAAAATTATGATAAAATTACAGACAAAGGATTCGCTCCAGAAGAAACTAAAATTATAAATGGTGATATTATTATCGCTAAAGTAACTCCAATTACGGATGGCGATGGTAAATTATATCGTGATGAATCACAATCATATAAATCTAATGTTTCAGGACATGTTGATAAAGTATGGTCTAAATTATATGATGGCGACGGATATAAGATGATTAAGATGAGAATTAGATCAGAACGTACACCAATGGTAGGAGATAAATTTTGTGTAACAGATGATCATTATGTTTTATTGGAAAACAATGAATGGATTTCAATAACAGAGTTAAAAATGGAACATAAAATGGCAACATTAAATGAAAATGGACAAGTAGAATATCATCATCCATTAAAAGTAATTGTATTAGATTATAAAGGTGTTATGTATGAAATTATTACAGATGACATTAACACCACTGTAACTTCTAATCATTGGATGGCAACATATGATAATGAAAATAAAAAAATTAATTTCATGAAAATCGATGATATATATGCAAATAATATTGATTGTACTATGATTAATTCAATCAAAGGTATTCAAGATGATAAATGTTTAATAAATATTAAGTGTTGTAATATCAAAAAAATTAATACAGAAAATCAAATAAAAGTATATTGTTGTAAAGTTCCAGGTCCTGGAATTTTTTGTGTACGAAGAAATGATAAAGTACATTGGACAGGAAATTGTTCACGTCACGGTAAATATTTTTGCCTGAAAGCCTTTAAATTTCAAATGACGTGGGTCGGTTATTAGGTAGCCAAGTGAACCTAATAACTATTAAGACTAAACATGCTTGGGGCTGATTATGGCAACATAATTGGTAAGGCTAGTCAGTATTCTCTAAAGCTGTTTGAAGCATTGAAGTGTGATAACAGTATGAGAACTGGCGAGATGCGTGAAAACGGTCAATTTTATGCCAATTAAAAAAGACCGTCGGTGGCTTCAACCATCGCTACAGACTGCGCTGGAGTCTTGGAAACAAGAGTAGGTTATCTAAAGAAAAAAAGAAAAAAAGATAACTTAGACCAGCTATGGCACGCGTCGGTCATCTAGTTAAATAAAATAACGGGTGGCTTAATGTACAGTCGGTATCCAGCTAGAACAATAAATATGTTCTAGGGAACTACTTAACTTATTTATAGGTTAAGCGAGAGTCATAAACCATTGGCTAATACAGGGTTTATGGGCTGGATATGCAAAAAGGAACTGTAGGTGTAACTTTACGTTCAGAAGACATGCCATTTACTAAAAATGGTATTCAACCGGATATTATTATTAATCCATGTTGTTTTACAGGTGATACATTAATTAATATGTCTAATGGACTATCAAAAAGATTAGATGAATTTTCAGAACAATTTATTGAATCTCATAAATTTGAACATAAATTAACAAAAATATATGAATCATTAAATGACAATAATAATTTTTATGAAATGAAAAAAGAATTGACACAAATTATAAAATCATTAAAAACAGGTCGTGTAGAAAATATGTTAACATTTGATGGATATGGCAATTCTAATTCATTTTCTCTTGGCTTAGAATGTAAAGGAGTAAAAGAAACTGTTAAAGTAACATTATTAGATGGTAGAGAATTAAATTGTACTCCAGATCATCAATTTAAAATATATCAAAATGGCGAATATATCTATAAAGAAGCAAAAAATTTAAATGATACTGATTTATTGGTTACAGGTGTTGAATATACACAAGATGTTAAAAATGATGATGAAAAAAATTGGTTTGTTGATTTTGGTGATTATCATTTTAATATGAATAATGAATTGAACAGAGATAGAGCATTGGCTTTTGCTAGATTATTAGGATATTTACACGCTGATGGATCATTTACACATAGCAAAAATAGTTTTAATACCAGATTATATATTGGTTATTTAATTGATGTTAAAAATGTTCAATTTGATATTGAATTGGTATTTGGACAAAAACAAAAAGTTAATATTGACAATATAGGTGTGTATACAATTAATTTGCCATGTAACTTTAGCAAATCATTAAGTGAATTAGATGGTATGACAATTGGTCATAGAACAACACAAGAAGCATCTTTACCTGACTTTTTATTTGATAATAATTGTCCAAAGGCATTTATTAGAGAATTCCTTGGTGGTTTCTTTGGTGGTGATGGACATTCGCCATATTTAAATGGTAATCAATTTCAAACGGTTCATATTTCACAATCAATATGTATTGAATATAAGAAATCAATGGTTAAGAAAATGCAAAATATTGTTAACATGTTAAAAATAGTTGGAGTTGAATCAAGAGTTACAAGAACTAGAAATTGTCATAAAAATAATCAAACATATATTGATCATCCTAGAGTACAAGTTGAAATTGGTACAAAATCTAATTTGCAATTTTTGGAAAAAGTTGGATTTAGATATTGTTTTCAAAAATCAGTAAGATTATCCATTGCGGTATCATTTGAAAGATATCAAAATGCAGTTAGAAAACAGCACAATAAAATCTTTGAATGTGTTAACCAAAAAATGGATGCTCAAAAACAATTAGGTAGATCACATGTTAATCTTGAAAAAGCATTAAACGAAGCTAGAAAAGAGTGTTATGAAAATGATACACCCATTAATGAATATTATTCTCTATTAACTAGAGATTTAATTCATAATCGCAGAAAAGGAACAAGATCAAGTGAATTAAATGTGTTTAATTATGAATTCATAGAAAATGCCAGAGAATATTTAACATTAATCGGTTGTGATAAATGGTTTGATCGTGAAGAAGGTAATAAAATTAAATATCTTGTTAAACGTGGTAAAAATGCAATTATTACTTGGTATACGCCCGTTTTACGTGTTGCGTCTGCACCGTCTCGTCAGGTATATGACGTTGGTGTCGCGAAGTATAACAATTTTATGACGCAAGGCATCTGTGTAAGTAATTGCATACCGAGTAGAATGACTATCGGACAATTATTTGAGTGCGTCTTAGCTAAGGCTTCAGCTCTACAGGGAAAAATAGCGGATGCAACCCCATTTAATAAGTTATCAATAGAAGATGTAAATAAAGTATTAAAAACATATGGATTTACAGAAAATGGTTATGAGACATTATATTGTGGTATGACCGGTAAAGAAATTAGAGTTAAGATATTTATTGGTCCAACTTATTATCTAAGATTGAAACATTTAGTTGCGGATAAAATTCATTGTTTAACATTAGATCATGATGTGTTAACGATAGAAGGATGGAAACCAATTAATCAAATAACAAGAGATGATAAAGTTGCGACACTTAATCAAGAAAATAGTAGTACGGAATATAAAAATCCATCAGAAATTCATCATTATAATCAAAATAATATGAACACATTATATGAATTTCATTATGGTGATACAAGTATTAAAGTAACATCAGAACATCGAATGTGGGTTGCTAATGATATGAATTCAATTTATGCATTTAAATTGGCAAAATACATTAATACACAAATGTACATGAAAACAAATGAAAATGCTAAAGTGTTAATTGACAGAATTACAGTCACTTTTGAAGTATGTCCAGTATTTTGTTTGACAGTACCTAATGAAATATTTTTAGTAAGAAGATCAAATAATGGTTCACCTGTATGGACAGGTAATAGTCGTTCAACAGGACCACGACAATTATTAACTAGACAACCCCCAGAAGGTAGAGCATTAAATGGTGGTTTAAGATTTGGAGAAATGGAAAGAGATGCAATGATTGCGCATGGTGCTAGTTTATTCCTCAAGGAGAGATTAGTTGATACATCAGACATTTACCAGATGCATGTATGTAATAAGTGTGGTATTATTGCAACAAAATTAATTAATAAGAATGCATATTATTGTTCATCGTGCAGTGGAACTGAAATAAGTAAAGTAATGGTACCATATGCATTTAAATTATTAGTACAAGAGTTAATGGCAATTAATATTTTGACAAAGATTGAACCGGAAATTAATGAGTTTACTACACAAAGTTAAACAAAATAAAATTAGATTAAGATTTTAGTTAATTATTTTATATATTTGTAAATAATTATGTAATAATAAATAAAAAGTATTATTTAATAATAATGAATCGAAAAATAATTATATTATGTACATGTTCGTTAATATTATTATATATATACATATTAAATAAAACAAAAAATAAAAAGTTAAATATAATATTTGACATGGATGAAACTTTATTGACTTACAAAGATAATGAATATTTTAAGTATTATAACAAAAATAGTTATAAAACATCAGATTATGAATTAAAAGATGGTTATGTAGTAATTAGACCATTTGTTAAAAATTTATTACCAATTATGGCAAGATATAATAATTTATATTTATTTACAAAAGGAAGTAAAAATTATGCGAATGAAATATTAGGTACTTGTAATATGAAATCATTATTTAATAAAATAATAACCAGAGAAGACAATTCAATATATTGTCCAAATAAATTATGCAATATGTCACATGGATTTTATATTGATATATTAAACATAAATATGAAACCAATATGTAAATATTGTGGTGCAGAATTAAAAATAGATAAAAAATTAAATAAAATTTGCGAAATAAATCCAAAATCAAATATAACAGAAAATTATTATTATATTTGCAAAGATATAAAATTAATTGGTGGAACATCTTCAAATACATTATTAGTAGATGATTTATTAATTAATAGTTGCAATAAACAGAAAATATATCATATAAAAAAATTTAATTTTTATCCATATATGGATTATGAAATTTTAAAGTTATCATTTTATGTATTATGGTTAAATATTAAATATGATCTGATTGGAAAAATATAAATAATTATTTTTATAATATTTTTCTTAATTTAATCAAAAGAATTAATAAATTCGAGGTTAATAATCTAAATTTTATTAATTTAATTTACAATACATAAAGTTATTTTTAGTTTTTTATTGGTTTTTTAAAAAAAAAATATTTTATAAATTT